GCTTGGTGGCAGTCACGCAAGCAGTTCAATCCTGATGGTGACAATGTTACTCCATCAACAAAAGGAGTGAACGAAACAGGCTCACCATTCTTTGATTCTGTTGGCGCACCTACAATGTTTTACTGGGATGGCTTCATTAAAAAAGCCCTTGACAATTCTGCTCTTGCAGTAACCTCTCCCATTGCATTAACATCAGGAAACATCCGTGATAAGATGACCGAAGCTCTTGCAAAATTGCCTAAGGCATTGCTCTTTAAGTTTGGCGCACAAGGCACTTCCATCATCATGTCTTATCAGGACAAAGCAAAATACGATGAGGCACTTCGTACCGATTCGTTCAAGAACATTCGTTCTGACGAGGCTGGATATACTCAATATCGTGGTTATGACATCAAGGTGCTTGCCGGGCTTCCCGAAAACACTTTCTTCGTAACAACTGCTCGTCCTGACAATCGTTCAAACACTTGGATTGGTATCAACTCTGTTGATGACAATACCCTTGACCTGAAAAAATTGCAGAACAACTCTGAATTGTACTTTATCAAAGGACTTTTCAAGGCTGATGTGAACTTCGGGTTCTACGACCAAGTAGTTATCTACACAACACAAACCGCTTAATAAATCGAAAAATGAAAAACATCCTTTCACTTATTTTCCTGCTTGCTCTTTCAGTAAGCGTATTCGCTCAATCCACTTCGCCTCGTTTCGGTACAGGTGTGCGTGATAACACAGGTCGCGTTTTGACCTATAAACTCACCAACTATGCTGCCGATGCTGCTGGTAATGATACCGTGTTCTTTTCTCCTGATGGATGGGAAGTAAATGTGCGTTCTACTGTGAACATCACAGATAGCGTGAACTTCAAACCATCCTTGAGAAATGTTCAATTAGGTGACAATCTTTACATCTATGTGAGCAAAGGTTCAGGTGCTGGTGGAGTGAGATTTCCATCTACTCTATTCACCAATGATGCATCTAATAACAGATACACCATAGGTGCAAATAAGACCGCTGTGTTTCAATTTAAATTCAATGGAACACGGTATCACATGGTAAGTAAAACAATTCAGCCTTAACGATTAAAACACGCTGAACCATGTTTGAAAACTTAGTAAATTTTGTACAAGGATGCGAGATTGCATCGTTGTATGTAAACAAAGAAACCGGGGAATGGCTGGGCTTGCAAAAGCCCGGCTACGACCTGATGAGCAGGGAAGAAATTCTAAAGCTATCAGGAAGCCCGGAGGAAAGCGAAACAGCAGAAACAGCTTCCACAAAAAAAGGTAAAACCAAGAAAGAGGCTGCCGAATAAGCAGCCTTTTTTTTTAAACAAGAAAAAAAATGAACTTACCAAGTGTAACAATCATAAACGGACAAGGCGGTTTACAGCGACCACCTGCAGGAAGTGACTTCATAAGCGGAATTATCGCTTACATGAGTACATTGCCATCAGGGTTTGACAGCAACAACCGCACGAAAAAAGTAAACTCATTGGCGCAAGCAGTTGCGCTGGGCATCAACTTCAATTTCTCGGAATACAACGCAGCATTAGCACTTAAGCTCACAGGAACCGTGCAGGTGACAGCAGTTGGCTCAAATGGCAACACGGTCACCGTCACACACACAAATGTAAAGGGCGAGGTTGTTATTTTGGGAACTTACACCAAAGTAGCAGGTGATACCACCACAACACAAGTGGCAACTGCCATCAGGAATGCGATAAATGCGCGCACAAACATCACAGGCTATACTGCAACAGCAAGTACATCAACTGTGACAATAGTAGCACCTGCATTCAATGGTGTTTTTGCAGGTAATCTTGCGACAAGTATTGTTGGAGCAATAGCCACGACAGTAACAGGATTTTCAGGTGGCACGATTTCACCTATTGCTGCATTATACTATCATGTGAGTGAGTTTTTCAGGGCAATGCCTAACGGAGAACTTTACATTCACATTCCTGCATCAACCTATGGCGGCACATTCTCTGAAATTACCACTTTAGTGAACTTTGCGCAAGGCAAAATTCGCCAGATAGGTATCATGAATGACCTGCAAACAGCGTTCGCCACATCGCAGATTTCAGCTATTCAGGCGCGTTGTGAAGATGCGTTTACAGCAAACAGACCTATCGTTTCTGTTTTCGCTCCTGAAATTAG